CTTGGTCGGTCCTCAACGATGGCCGGTGGTATTGTAGAGGGTATCTCTCAGTTTATCACTGGGTTTATTCCTGTTGCAGGCGCGTTAGGTAAAGCAGGTCAGGTTGTTAAAGCTAGAAAGATGTTTGGCGGTGACGTAGCGAAACAACTGCTGAAACGTGGAAACCAGATCCCTGCAAAACAAATGGCAGCGATCAATAAGACATCCAAGAAAGCCACGTTCGTTAAGAACTACGCGGCTGGTGCAGGCGCCGACTTCCTGGCGTTCAACGGACAAGAAGAACGATTGAGTAACTTCTTGTATCAATACGAGATGTTCCAGAATCCGGTCACTGAGTATCTTAAGGCTACCGGGGACGAAGATGAAATTGAAGGACGCTTCAAGAACGTTTTGGAAGGGATGTTCCTTGAGATCGGCGCTACGGCTCTGTTAGTCCCGTTCCTTAAGAGTGTTAAATTAATAAAAAATAGAGGGAGACTAGTGGCCGAAGGGATGGACCCTGAGGAAGCCACTGCAGAAGCGATGTCAAAATCTGACATGACACAAGACGAGTTGTTTGGTGCAAACGAAGTAGAAGCCCCTAAGGCGCCACGTCCAGAAAGTAAAGCCAAAGGAGAAGAGCCTGATATTGAAGCAGAGAAAATCAAAGACGAGCCTGACGAACCTAGCGGCTTTGAAGGCTTAGAGCAACAAGAGTTTCAATTTAGGCTCGACGCTGACTCAGAGAAATCACTTGGCTTTGCTAATACGCCACTCAGAGACGGACAGAAATTAAACCCAGAGGCCGAAGCAAAAGCAACAAAGCTTAACAGAGCACTAGCCCAAGACATAAGCGTAGGCGGTAAGCAAGCGCTGATGAGTAACATAAGGCTCGTGTCGTCTGAAAGTGACTTATTGCCTCTTGTTCGTGCCTTGTCTACCAACCAGACGCTTGAGGCTATCGAAAAGGGAACGCTCAAAAAGACAACTGAGAAAGATATTCTCCAAGAGTCAATGGATCTCTCGGATGCGCTTGGTGGCAATAAGAACTCTATTGAGGCTGAGTATAAAAAGCTAAAGGCACGCGGAGATCAATACGCCGATCAGTTCAACAAGGACCAGATGGCTATTAAATATTTAAATAATACATTAGCACGCAAAGCCCATGACCTTGCCGTTGAAGTCCGAGGGTTAACCAAAGGAACCGACGCCTACGAGGAGAAGTTTACTGAGATGCTCTTCCACCTTAATCTTACTAATGCCTCACAGAACCTGTTTGCACAGTTTGGACGCACTGCTTCACTAGGAATGCTCCAGCGTAAATACATGTATAAACAGATCAAAGGCAAGAAGATCGACCCACTGCCTGACAAGCTGACCCCACAGGACATCGCTAAGTTCCGCGATCAGCGCCTGGGTAGCATGAGCGACGAGAAACTCTTGGACCTCGTGGTCAACGCTAAGACCGGAGACGACATAGAGCACGGACTCAATAAGATCGCTAAGGGCGGACTAGGCAGCAACATGATGAACATGGTGCAAGAATACTGGATGAATTCACTGCTCTCAGGTCCTACTACACAACTAGTTAACTTGATAGGCTCTGCGGTAACTTATGCCGTAGGGACCGTCGAGAGAACCCTAGGCAGCGCGTTGTCAGGTAACTTTGCGCTCACCCGTGCTACCCTACAGTATTCGTTTAGTATGCAAGCCGTCGCCGATGCTTTCAAGTTGTCAGCACGAGCCCTAAAGAACGGAGAGGCCATCTCGATCCCCGAGGCAAGGCTATTTGACGACAGAGCGAGCGCGCGTAAAGCTATTAGTTATTCTCCTCCAGGGGGTGATAATGCTATATCAAGCACCTTTAACTTCTTGGGGGAAGTAGTGCGACTACCATCGAGGGGACTCGTGGCTGGCGATGAGTTTTTCAAGGCATTTAACTACCGAGCTTACGTTCAACAAGAGTTAGCAGCCGACGCGATTCGTAAAGGACTCAGGGGTAAAAACCTATCTAAGTATGTTGCAGATAGAGTCCAAGGTTACACCACTGAGACCGGAAGGATCTTCAATGAGGCAGGCATTAGGCGCGACGCAGAGCTCAAAGCTGACGAGATGGATCTAAAGTTTGAAGAACGACAGAACTTTATCGAAAAGGAAGTCGCTAAGTCTACCCAGCAGCCTTTTGTTTTACCTGATGGCACAGAGCTCAGCTTCAAAGACCGGGGCGTCTTGACTGCTAAGGCAGAGCAGATGGCGAAAATCAACACGCACACTCAGGACTCACAGAACAGCGTGTCAAACATGTTGTCTATGTTAACGCAGAAACACCCAACGCTTAAGTTTGTGATTCCGTTTGTGCGCACACCGACGAACCTGTTGACCTACGGTATCTCTCGGTCTCCCTTTGGATCTCTACAGGTCCTAAGTAAAGACTTTAGGGCCAAGCTTATGAGCCCTGACGCTACAGTGCGGGCCGAGACACGAGGACGACTGGCTACCTCAGTGACCACCACGGCTGCCTTGTTGTATTTCTTACAGAGCGGTAAAGGCCAAGGTCTCATCACAGGCTATGGCCCTAAGAACAAAGAGCAACGAGAGTCCTGGGAGATGAACAACCAACAGTATTCGATTAAAATCGGAGACAAGTGGGTAAGCTACAACAGGCTCGATCCGATCGCTACGATGCTCGGCGTTGTCGCTGACATCAACGAAGCACAGACATACAATGAACTCGACGACGGGGACCTTGAGAAAGTGTTCAGTGTTGCAGCGCTTGCCTTCTCAAACAACATCACGTCTAAGTCTTATGTCCAGGGCCTTGATAACCTCTTTGATTTCTTGAAGTTCAAAGACCCAGTGCGAGACGCAGAGAAGTTCCTCGGTAGCATCGCCGGAGGCTTTGTGCCTAACGTGATCAACCAGTCACTTAACTACGAAGAAGACAGACCACTGCGTGAAGCTCGCGGTATCATTGACCGTATGATCAAAAGAACACCTGCTGGGGGTAACTTACCTCCGAGGCGTAATGTTCTCGGTGAAGTTATGACGGTCCCTAGTAGCGGGGGTGTCGCTGGTGTATTTAATCCATTATACATCAAAGAAGATCCGAAGAACGCAGTTGAATACGAGATTTCTAACCTTAGGTCTGGCTTCAGACAACCTTCGCGTTTCTTGAGGCCTGGTGTTGAAGAGTTAGATATGAAAGAATATTATAACCCAGAGACTGGCCAACAGGCTTACGATAGGTTCTTAGAGCTCGTCGGGACCTCAACGATCCGAGGGCGGACACTACGTCAAAGCTTAGAGCGTATGTTTAAGAGCAAGGAATACGCAGCGTTGTCTGGAGAAGATCTCAAAGACGAAACAGGAAGCGACAGCCCTAAAGTTGTTGCGCTGCGTCGCATGATCAGGGCTTACAGGGGCGTAGCGAAATCAAAGATGCTCAAAGAAAACCCAGAGCTCCGCATGCGTGAGATTGAAGCGATACAGAAAGCACGAGCCGCTAGACAATAATGAACTCAACGTATGCACCGTCACTAGTTGGCGTAACAGGGCTCCTCGGGGCCATCACCCTTGAAAGTGTTAACACCTCGATCGCTATTTGCGTCGGGGTCACCACGCTTACATATTTAATAATAAAAATAAGAAAGGAACTAAAGTAACATGGACCGCTCAGATAAACTATATGAACTCCAGGACCTACTGATTGAAGAGTTTTTACTCAGGGTCAAATCAGGAGAGGCATCCACGGCTGACCTATCGACGGTCAGACAGTTCCTCAAGGACAACAACGTGTCCGCCGTGGCCACCGAAAGCTCACCACTCCACGAACTAGTCAACGCCTTGCCGTTTCACGACGATAACGTAGACCGAATTGTAAACATGGCGTCCAATGAGTAGAAACTACAAGAGCGAATACGCTAACTACCACGCTAAGCCGAACCAAAAGAAACGCCGAGCCGGACGCAATGCCGCACGGAGACTCATGGCTCGCAAGCTGGGACTCAACAAAATCAAAGGGCGCGACGTCGATCACAAAGACCGAAACCCAAGGAACAACGCTGCGTCTAACCTAAGGCTCCAAAAGAAAAGCCAAAACAGATCACGAAATGGCTGACCTAAGGCAACTCAAAGACTTCAGGAACTTTCTCTACCTAGTGTGGAAACAACTTAACCTACCTGAACCAACTAGAATACAATATGAAATCGCGGATTACATGCAGCACGGCGATAAACGAGCAGTTATCCAAGGCTTTCGCGGCGTCGGTAAAAGCTGGATTTGCTCTGCTTATGTTGTCCACCAGTTGCTCCTCGATCCCTCAAAGAACATACTTGTTGTCTCTGCTTCAAAGACTAGAGCAGACGACTTCTCAACTTTTACTCTTAGGCTTATCCATGAGATGCCACTCCTTAAGCATCTTATACCCCAAGACAAACAACGATTCTCCAAGATCTCGTTTGACGTCGGGCCAGCCCCAGCGTCACACGCCCCGTCCGTTAAGTCCCTGGGTATCACATCTCAACTAACCGGGTCTCGTGCTGACATCATTGTGGCCGATGACGTCGAGGTGCCGAATAACTCAGCGACCCAGATGATGCGAGACAAGCTCGGAGAACAAGTCAAAGAGTTCGATGCGATCATTAAGCCCCTCGACGACTCCAAGGTAATCTTTCTAGGAACACCACAGTGCGAAGACACGATATACCGACAGCTAACCGAGCGTGGCTACCAGACCCGCGTCTGGCCTGCGCAGTATGTCACCCCAGACCAGAACATGAAGCGATACGATGGTCACATCGCTGAGTGTTGTATTAATATTGATAATAAAGGAAAGTCAACAGAGCCACTCCGGTTCTCTGATGTGGATCTTGCAGAACGTAAAGTATCCTATGGGTCTGCAGGTTACGCCTTACAGTTTATGCTCGATTCGAACCTCAGTGATGTCGAAAAGTATCCACTCAAGATCTCAGATCTGATTGTGATGTCGTTGGACACTGAGCTTGCCCCAGAACGACTAGTGTGGGCCAAAGACCCGGACCTAGAGTGGGACGGATCGATCCCTAATGTCGGCATGACTGGCGATAGGTTCTACAGGCCTATGAAGACCCTGGGTAAACACATAGAATACACAGGGACCGTTATGTCTATCGACCCGTCAGGACGAGGTAAAGACGAGACAGGCTACGCGGTAGTCAAAATGTTAAACGGGTATCTTTATGTCACAGCGGCTGGTGGAGTCCAGGGAGGATACTCAGAGGAAACACTCAAGTTTCTCTCTATGACCGCCAAAGAACACAAGGTCAACGAGATCGTTGTAGAGTCTAACTTCGGTGACGGTATGTTCGTCGAGTTACTTAAACCTGTGTTGCGCAAAGTCCACGCTTGCACAATCGAAGAGGTGAGACACAGCACACAGAAAGAAAAACGTATAATCGATACACTAGAGCCAGTGATGACTGGGCATAAGCTGGTGGTCGATCCTAAGGTCATCCAGAACGACTACGAGACTAGCCAGGTGTATCCTAAAGACCACGCTCTGAAATACCAGTTGATCTACCAGTTAACACGCATAACACGAGATCGCGGCGCTGTGACCCATGACGACCGCTTAGACGCGCTTTCGATGGCTGTTGGTTACTGGAGTCAGCAAATGGCCCAAGACGCGTCAGAACGCATCCTAGAGCGAAAAGACGACGATATACGAAAAGAGCTACAGAAACACGCCGAGGCTTACTTTAAGATCCGCCGCGGGGGCGCCAATATTCTCACTTGGTAATTCGTACCGCCTATATTGTAGGACTATAGGTAAAACAATAAGCGATATTAACTAATGTAAGAACAAAAAACCGATGATTTTATATGGATGGGGGAAATACAGTATTGACAAGGGTAGAAATGTCCCCCTATAGTAACTATAGGTTAACTAAAGTCAGTAATTAGTAATAATAACAATATTGAATATTACACTAAAGTTAGTCTATAGTTAGACTCTAAGTTAACTCTAAGTAACTATGGCCAAAGATTTACAAAGCGTCACTGCTATCCTCGGAGAACATTTTGAAAACTATGTGATCCTAGTGGCTGACTCTAAGCACAGCTGCAAGATCATCTTTGATAACCACTTTGCCGCTAAAGGACTCGTCAGTGTCGCAAAAAATACTATTGACGATAGCCTTGGTTCTGGTATGAACTGCTTCGAGATCGACTTCGGTCCACTTTCAGATGACTGACGGTTAGTCTCATAATGCTTCTTTTGCATTCGTTGTTCCATTAGGCAGGGCTCTTAGTTAACGCTAGGGGCCCTGTTCTATTTTTGGTAAAAATATCTGACACCCCTTATATAACGCAACAGTTCGCCGCGATTCCCCAGGGTAGGCCTAGCAGCTGACCAAGCGAACATTGTTCAAAGACTCAGCGATTTCTTTTTGTCAGCTGGGAGCGTCTGCAT